GGCAACACTTACTGGCACACAAACTTTAACAAACAAAACACTCACAAGCCCAACAGTTGGAACTAACTTGGACTTGAGTGCTAGAGCACCTGTACAATTTTATGATACAGATAGCAGTAACTATATTGCTCTTAGAGCTCCGAGCACAGTAGCAAGTAATTATACATTTACATTGCCTGCACAAGACGGAACAAGCCAACAAGTTATTGTTACTGACGGTGCTGGTAACTGGTCATTTGCTAACCAGTCTGGTGGCGGCGCAAGTGGTTTCCAAAGTTCAACACTTAGCACACACCCTGCGGCTGGTGGTGACGAAGACTTAGCGACAGGTCCTGCTGATGACACAGCGGAAACACCATTTGAATCATCAGGTATAGACGCATTCGGTGTATCACTAGGCGCTGTTTTTGACCAAATGGAACCAGTTGGATCGACAACAACAACCGACTTAGGTGACAGTGAAGCCTATGTTGGAGCATAAATATAGAAAAGGATAGAAGGATAAAAAATGCCTACAGTACTACAATTTAGAAGAGGAACCACAGTTCAAAATGATGCATTTACAGGTGCCCTTGGTGAAATAAGTTATAACACCGACACTGATGCGTTAAGAATACATGATGGATCTACAGCAGGTGGATTTGAGATGTTACGCAATGATGGTTCCAATGCAGACTCTGCAATGACTGTTCCTATAACGGCTAACAATACAACAGATGAAACAGTATATCTAACCTTTGTAGATGGAGCATCTGGAGCACAAGGACTAGAAACAGATACAGGTTTAACCTTTAATCCAAGTTCAAACACGTTAACCACAACGATTTTTTCAGGAACTGCAACTACAGCACAATATGCTGACGTTGCTGAGTTATATCAAGCAGACTCAAGTTACGAGCCAGGAACAGTTTTAGTTTTTGGCGGACTGCAAGAAGTTACCGTTAGCCAAGCACCAGACAGCAATAAGGTAGCTGGTGTTGTGTCTACACAACCTGGTGTACTAATGAACAAAGATGCACAAGGTGAACACATGGTTCCACTAGCACTTTGTGGCAGAGTGCCAACAAAAGTTAAAGGTACTATTAGCAAAGGCGACATGATGGTAAGCAGTAACATTGAAGGTGTTGCTGTAGCAAGTGACAATCCTGCAATAGGAACAGTTATAGGAAAGGCATTAGAAAACTACGACAGTGAGGAAGTTGGTGTTATTGAGGTTGTTGTAGGAAGACTCTAATGCAAAAACTTTATCGCACCGACTACGAAGGTGAGTTTGTAATTGATGGATACGTCTTAAAAGAAGGCAGACGTTACGAAAACAGAGAGTTTATACCCAACACCATAGTAAACAATCAGCACACAGGTAGAGCTGTGGTCATAGGCAACGGCACTTCTAGACTAGCAGTAGACTTACGAAAGATAGAACATCATGCTGGCGGACATCTAGGTAAACGACGCTTACAAAGTTATGGCTGTAATGCACTATACAGAGACATGAATCCAGATTTTCTTGTGTCTATCAATAATTTTATGGTCAATGAGATAGTTAATAACAGTTACGCAGATAATAACGTAGTGCTGTCTAATACCACCAACTGCATTAATCACCCGAACAAAATACATCTCATACCATACGCAGTTAGTTTGTGTGCTGGTGCAATAGCACTTTACTTGGCATGCTTTGATGGACATAAGAATGTTTATATGTTAGGTTATGACAATCAAGATGGTGAGTCTAATAATAACGTGTACGCAGGCACAGATAACTACGCAAAAAGCGATCATAAAGTTAGTAGTAAAAAGTGGGAAGGCCAAATTAAGCGTATAATAGACACGTACGATGATGTGGATTTTACATGGGTGTCAGGAGGAACTTCTAGGTTTCCTGAGGACTGGAAATATTGTGTAAATTTACGTCAGGTAACCGTTAGAGATTTCGTTTTAGAAGTAGACTTATAATACTTTATCCATAGTATCTAACTTTCCTTTTACGACCTCAAAGTTAAATGTTTTCCAAACGCCAGGATGTAGTGGTCTTGGGTGATCTTCTAAGTATACCCAACAATAACCTTTATGTTCTTCATTTAATACAGGAGTAAATTCTCTGTCTACGGTTAGTAGCACTGTGTGGTACACAAACTTTTTATCTTCGCTAGTGAATGTTTCGATAGGTATAAATTTTTCGTACAGTAACTCGCTACCTAGTTCTTCTTCACATTCACGTTCTAATGCTTGTAGAGTAGACTCCCCTTTCTCAAACTTACCACCAGGAAGTCCCCAAGTGTTGCCGTAACTACACTTGTCTCTCAACAAAAATAAGTATCTTCCAGTTTTATTTGATCTTATTAATGCACCACAACTGTTTATAATGCGAGGCTCCAATAGCCCTCCTTGTATTGACCTTCATAAGACCTAACCCAAGCAGTGCCGGTCCATTTAAATTGATAATTTGTGTTTAAGTTGCTAACATAGTGAGTGCCTGTTTGTGTACTAGCGTCAAAACTAACACGCCACATGTCACCGTCGTACTCTATAATATCGTTACTGTCTGCTATGAGATCGTCTGTACTAGAGTCTGGTAGTAATCCTTTCCAAGCATCAGCACCGTCTACATTATTTGAGTTGCCAATTGGATTAGTTAATAAGTATCTTGTTCCTGCTGTAGGCGTACTTAGCCCGCTATTAGGACCTACTCTGTCAGGGTCTATAATAGCGTTAACAGGGCGTATGTCGTTTGTAGGTATGGTGTCCTGATCTATTGTAACAAGTAACAAACTCTCGTCGGTAGGGTGTAATGCTACAGTGCCTACAACTTCGGTGCCATCTTCGTCGGTTTCGAGCCTAATTTGACTAACTCCGGGCCTTATTTCCCCAAAAAGGTTAATGAAACTGGGCCAATCTGCTCTAGTGCCTACTTTAGTTACAGTAGTATCCCCTATACTGCTTGTAGTCTCTGAAATAGTATCTTGTAGTTTAAGCAATTGTGCCTGCCCGTTTAGGTATAGTACGCCATAGTTTTGTGGGCTTATTCGTTTACGTGTAATTAAATTGCCTACATCTTGGAACAAACTAGGGTCAAACTCACCTTGCATATCCCATATACCAGTAACAATTCTTTCAATAACACCAAGTTTCTTAACTTTAGCAGGCGCACTAATAAAGATAGGTATTTCAAATGTCAGCGTTGCAAAGTCTATGTTATCATCTATACCTTGTGGTATTGCTCTGTTGGTCCAAAGTGTGTCAATTAAATTCACTGTACTTAAACTTGTCCAGTCGACGTAATTATCTGTTGATTGTATTTCTAAACTGGGATTAAACAACACTAGCATTTGTTCTAGTAATTGTAGTTTTTGATCTGTGTTACTTGTCCAAATATCTGCTTTAAGAGTTAACTTGTAAGGCACTGGCATCATACGTTCGATAGTAAATGCATCACCTTGTACATTTAAGTAACTGTCGGTGTCTGGATCGTACTTACGTTCTCTTACGCCAATCTTACTAATAAAGTTTGGTTCCTGTATACGAGCTCTATCATACTGTAACCCATTTATGTAGCAACTAATCATTGGCACATTTGCCATAGTGTTTTCACTGTTACCACGTAGTATTTGTGCACCTTGTCTGTTTACGTCACCGTAACGTACAGGTACCCGTTGTAGTACTCTGGTACCATCTTCATCTTTACCAAACTGTACTTCAAAGTTTGATAAAACTCTTATAAACTGTAGTAAGAATCTACGTATCTGTTCATCGTAAAAAAATGTTTGAGCCATTATTCGTTATCTGCCTTTGCTGTAAGTACATCGCTGAGACCTTGACGCTCATCATAAGTCTTGCCGTCAACAGTTGTGTATGTATTAGTGTTATTAACAAATCCGCTACGTTGTGTTTGATTGCTTGCACCTGGTGTAAGACTTGTTCTAACATCGTCTTCAACCTTGACCCAACGTGTTCCATCGTATCTAAACAAGCGATTTGGCTTGTAGTCTAAACGTAGTGCAAAATCTCCCTGTACAGGATTTGTTGGGAATGTAGTACCCGAACTTACTGGGAAGCCATTTGGTGCTAGACCATCGCCAACCAAGTAACCCTGTGTATCACGTCTCGGTGTAACACGAGTATTATCTGTGCTATTAATAGCATCATCGCCTACTAGGCTTGTGTCATCAGTAGTTTTACCCTTAGGATTAAGTGCCTTACCGTTTTCGTCTGTAGGAACAACGTAGAATCTACTTGTGTCGTAACCAGATTCTGGAACTTCTGCTTCTGCCTGTGCAATAATAACATCGTTAATTTCAATATTTTTATTGTATTGACTTAGTAAGTCTGACAGACTTGTATCAGTACCTTCTGGATTATACTCCTCATCAGTACTTGCATTGATCTTGTTAATGATATCTTTGTATTCTTGACTGTCTACTAGTGGAGTAACTTTACAACGCCATAAATGACTCCACCAACTAGCACTAAACCCTTGTGCGTCCCTAGTTGCATCTTGTACAACATAGTAGCGTTTTAGTGTGGCAGGTATATCCTCGTCAAGTGGGTCATAGTCTACTAAGTTTTGGAACTCTAGGACGTCGCCGTTCATGATCTTACGTCCTAGTATATTAATCATTTCGTTGTAGTGGAACGTAATGAATACTGTATCTGTAGCATTCATTAAACCAAATTGTGTTAAATCAAAGTCTTGACTTGCAGGTGAGTAAACGCCACGCATGTTGTAAATGCTGGTATCATACTTGCGGTCTCTGTTCTCTAGGAACAAGAAGTCCTGTATGTTTTTTTCGCTTTGATTGGTGTATTTTGGTTGAGTTGCGTCTGCTAAGTCGCCAGTCTCTCCACTAGCCGCATTTGGACCCAAATACTTGTGTACATTAATGCCCACACCACCTACAGTAAACATTTCGTTTATATTTTGGTCAAAAAATTTGTAGTCTGCGGTATGCTTACCGTCTTTCCATAAACTAAGTCTGGGCACTATTTTAGTCCTTATTGCTATATTTAGCTGATTGACAACTGGTAGGAGTGGTTGTATACTAACTGATAACTAATAAAAACAGTGAGGATACTATGGCAAAAGCAAAAATCGAGTTACCTAAATTAAGCAGACTTAAGTTTGATGCTGACGAGATTAGTAAACTGACGCCATCAGAGCGTGAGGGTCAAATATCTAAGTTCTTAAATCACTATGGCTATGCATATGATAAAAAAGAACTTAAAAAGCACATAGCAAAATGGATGCAGAGCACAGGAGATTGGGATGCAAAAGATCCAGCCAGGGTTATCGCTGGCCCAGATGGTTGGTTTCCTGGTACACTAGGACGTTTAGGTAAAGCATGGTCTGATGGTTGGGTATTTAATTCCAAAGAAGTGGAATATATGCAATCTGAAATCCGCAAGTATCTCAATAAGTGTGATAATGCGTCCACTGCCGTAGTTACGAGTCCTGCAAAACAAACTGGGATGCCTGAGTTAACTATTCAAGATAGAATTAAACTTAAAATTAACGAACATATTGGACACTTTGAAGAACAGCAGGATTTGTTAGCAACTAAGAGTAAAGTTGATCCCAAGGCATTTAATTACCTTAAAAAAGAAAATGTGCCACA